AGTCATTATATTTCTGTTGTCCCCATTTGGCAATGAGGTCATCGCCAAAGACACAACTTGAGTTAGAACTATTTGTTGCAAAATGATGCAATAAACATAAAATTACAAAGGATAGTCTAAGCCCCATTTGTGTGCCGCGTACAACGGAATATTCAGCTGTGATCTTATCACCTGTGACATAGGTCCTTATTGGAAAGATTTTTCTTTTTCGCAACTCCTCTATCTGTAGAGAAGTTGGTATCTTGAAGTAGACTCTCTTATATATGCTTGGACAATCGTATTCATTAGCAATACGACTTAATTGACCATTCGAATAAACCCAGAAATCCTCGGACTGATAGTCTTCGATTTCTTGTAGAGTGGGTTCAAGTGCGGAGAATTCGGTTTCACGATCAATTTGTCCTACATCAGTAGGAGATAGAGACGATGACCATTGAGTTATAGATAACTCTTCAAACGTCTCGTAATCATCTATTGTTGGAAAGTCTAAGGCCTTTTCCACATATATGAGATCATCCTCAAGATCAATGTGACGCTTACCAGTTGTATCAATGGTTAAAAGCGCCCAGTTAAGTTCAATCGGAGTGAATTTAAGTATCTCGGCCAATCCTTCTATAACGATCGCCGCATAGGCGGGATCTATATAGTCGGTTGACTCAGTACAGTCACTCTCGAAAATCTTTCCAGCAGGATTTTTTGTAAAAATTCTTTTATATACCTCCTGTATACCTACATTCTGTATATCTTTCGACTTAGATCGGAGTTGGAATCCCTCCCTTATACCAGGGATGGTTTTCAATAAAGCTATACACTTGTTGTTAACAGATGAAAGAATAGTTGATGAAAGTGCAGTGGTGAGGGTTAAGAGCCTGAATTTCCCACCTCTCTCTGGTATCACGAGAGGTTTAAGAGGAATATCACCAGCAGGTACCTCCGATGCGAATCGGAGTACTGCTTGCCACCATTCACTTTTAGTAGGTTTGTATTCTCCATCAAGTGGTAAACCGTCCAGGCCTGCATATTTAATAACCTGTAGACGGAAAAATTCGTAAGCTCCACCTTCAGATGAAGGTATCTCAATACATCCATTGAGATTAAAGGTTGGTATATCTCTTCTTCGAAGAGCTTTAAGATCCCCTTTAGGAATATATTTTCTAAGGTCACTAACATATGAAATGAGCTCTTCCTCAAGGTAGAGATTGCTTTCAATGTTTTTCCATAAGTTTACAGGTAGGTGTGGATTTTGAATCCATTGCCTGGCTGATACTCTGGCTAGAAGATCGAGAATTTTCTCTTTCTTTGGTTCCAGAATAGGCCAAGCCCTGTTTATGGTAGAAAATAGAATTCTATTGTATCTTGACTTAACTGCACGACGGTGTATAGATTTATACGCTGTCTGTCCGTGCAGAAGTCTACATATAGAATGCCCGAATTTTTTG